AAGGAAATTCACATCGTTATTGATAAAATAGTTATGCATGTAGCACTCCTAAAACAATGATGACCTTACCTATTTATAATTTCTCACCTCTTATCTCACACATTCATAGCAATATGGGCAGTTATATCGCAGGTGTTCGATTTGTTAGTTTTTCGTGTAAAAACTGTAGGATTATTGCTTGTTCTTGCAGATTAGTGTTGGGAAACTCGGTAATATACGACATTAGATCAAAGTTACCCAGTAGGTTGTTATACTTGGTCCCCCGTCCCTTCAGGAAGGTCTCAGACTGATTGGAACCTCGATCACTGTACCGTTGTTCCAGTAATGCTTGGGGTGCATTCAAGAATACAATCTGGAGATCAACCTCAGGTAAGTTCATTGCGAACTCAAGGAAACTCTGATTGAAAATTCTATCTCCTTCATACATAATATTGGATGTAGTGCTCGCAACGAACTCTTGTGCTGCAGGTTGCACCGCCATGCTGGTCATGTCTGTCCCAGCATATATCTCACCCTCCTCATATTTCCCAAGAATATACAAGTCCAGTTCTGCAGAGTATAATGCAGGAAGTAACTTGATTGGTACTACCTTCTCGAATGTTTTACCTTCCATGAACTTACGGAACAGGGTTGTCTTACCCGTTCCAGGAACTCCACCGATAGCAATAATCTTTCTCATAGAAATGCCTCCAATCCAATTTGTATAGGTTTCTCATCATCAAACATCCAATCCATATGTTCTATTCTACCTGAGTTCACAAAATAAGTAAACTTTTCTTTTGCAATGTCATTCTTGGTTGCAAGTCTAGTATCAAGAGTTTCATCCCGTGCCTGCCAGAGAACCTCCCACTCAATACCATACCACCCATCCGATTCCACCTTCTTAATTTCTTCTGATTGTCTATCCAGATAATATCCAAGATACCTGCCATGACGTTCACGGAATGTCTTTTTAAATGCACACAAACTTGTTTCCATAGTGAAGAAATCTACCTGATCTGCTAGATCTGGGAAACGGGATTTCGTTTCCATAAGGATTGAGGTTGACTCGCTTTCAAGACCAGCATATTCCGACTTAGTAAGTTTTGTATCGCAAAGGTCATCTTTGCCGAGGGCATAAAGCAACCCATTACGATGAGAGCGAGAACCAGAATAGTCATCCAACATAAGAGAAGTAGGATTGATCCGAATACCAGCGGTATGCTTAAGATGCTGAAGATAAAACCAAGTGGAGTAACGACCAAACTTATGCAGATCGCCTTTAATGTGTGTCCACAGGTTGTCAAAATTTCTGCTCTCGTTGTCTCCATAATAACTCTCCAATACTTCACGTTGTGATTTGTTGCCGATAAACTTTTGATACGAAGCAAACATCTCTGGCAGATGACCTTTGTTCCACTTGGTGTCTGTTTGATAACGAAGACGTTTGTAGTTGGTAGTGTTCCATTGAGTCACACGATCAACAGTGGCCAATTCAAAGTCGGGAAATTCGTTTAACAACACCCATGAGGTTGGAAGGTAGTAGGTATTGCCATATAACCAACACAACCAAAGACGTTGTTCATCATTATGCTCATAACGATCATTTAAGTAATTAGTTGCCCACACTGCTGGATCACAATCCTTATACTGTAAGGACCATGCGTACCAGCGGATGAATGCTTCTCTGCGATTTTCTTTAAGACGATAATCCATCGATATATTTTCCAAGAGCAACTTCAAGCATTGTAATAACCTGTTTGTGTAACTCATTACCCTTCGCAAAATTTGGATCGGGGATCTTAGGTATACCAATCAAGTTACTAATCCGAATTGCCTTTTTGAACACAGAAGAACTAAACTTATCTTCCAATTTCTTTTCATTGCTTGTATCCATATAGAAGATAACGTCCGACCAATCGATCAACTCCTGACTTATTGGGGTGGACCGGAGACCTTCACCTGGGTATCCCATCTCAGTTAATGCATCCCGCATCTTCTTGGCAGTTATCTCTCCACCCTTAGTATCTTTAAGGGCAGCACTCTTGATTTCCCATGTTGGTTGCAACCGTTGCAGGATAATTTCTCCGGCAGCACTGCGATTGATATTACCATGACAAACAAACAATACCTTCATAGACCTGTCTCCTGTAATTTTTTCATGATTGGAAAGACATCTTTGGCAGTTGTTATTCCAATTGCGTCAATATCAATTTCCTTTCGTAGTGCAGTTAATCGTTTTTCAATGTCTCGTTTGATGTTGTTATCGAAGTTGGTCCACTGATAGATTTGTTCTGTTTCAAATTCATATGGTTTGAATTCTGGGAATTTCCATATATCCAATGCGTGGAATTCACGGGGAGAAAGATCATCTTCATTGAGTGCAGCATTTAGAAATTGCTGGCACCACCGTAAACAAGATTCCATCTCAACCATATCCATGGTACCAGGGAAATGACGGAATTCTATTGTATTTGTTTCTTCCCACATTTGCCGTAAGTTTATTCCTGCCCGTGGGCATTGGAACCATGATGGTTGACCCGCTGCGTTACGATGTGCATGCTCCTCGAAAAACTCCTTGACATTTGTTGCTTGGAGCATTGCGGCAACTCGTTTCTTTGGTAATACGTTTTGATGGGATCTATACCGCCTCTTCATTCGTTTCAATTCCCATGCATATACATCTGGTGGCAGAGTATTTTTGTCTGGTGTTGGAATAGGTTGGATAGTATCAAATACTTGCTGTTGGTACCGATCAACATATCTCAATAGTCTCTTGCATGACTCCAGATCATTGTGTAATTCGGGAACACGAATATGTATGTGAAGATTGCTTCTGTAGTTTATGACTGGAGCAGGACTGAGTGCCAAATTGATTCTTGCGATATGATCAATTTGTTCGGCGATAGTCATTGTCGGTGCAGTATTAATTTCTCCGCCATATGCATACAGTTTGCCATCTGGATCATTGGCAATACCAGTGGTACTTACACACGTATTATCTTTGGCATTCCAAGTGGCACCATCCGGCAGTTCACAAAAGCGATATGAATCCCCGTATTCTAATTCAACACCATAACTAAATTCAGAAATACTATACATTCAAACCCCATTATAATTTTGTAGATCAATCGCAGAACTACTGATAACATTCTCAACTATTGATAGATCTGAATCTATCGTAAGGTAAGTATTCATTGGGATCTCAGTTGCAATGCCAATATTTGCTCTACTGGAAATATCTCTAGTAGATGTAATTATACTACCATTTTGAATATTAGTCAAATATAAAGGTCGCTTACCATTACGATAAACTCTCAACTTCTTATCAATATGCAATTCGCAGACAGACATAGAGGATTGTTTCCAATGTTCCAAAGGTGAGTAGTCAGCAAGAGATCTCAACAATAACTCAGTATCGTTCTTGCCTTCGCAGGTATATCCATGAAGCAGTTCCCAGTCCTCATAAAGTTCTTGGGTAATCACTCCATTATGAACAACGGAACAGGTTTCATTATAAATTGGTTGATTGAATTCCAAATCACTGGTGCTATACCGGCAATGACCTATGAGGTATAGGTTACCATCTTCATTTACCATTTCCTCCAGGTCATCTAGATGTATAAATTTATCTGCCGGTACTGGTTCCTTGAATGTTAAGATCTTGTCATTAAGAAGAATAGACATTCCAGTGGCATGTAACCCTCGAATTCTAGATTCAAGGAATACCTTTCTGATCATGTCAAAATGTTCTTTCTTCGGATTCTTGATTAGTGCACCAATGACTGAACACATTATTGCCAAAAATCCTCTACGCTAGCAAATGATGGTATAGCATTTGGGTGGTACTTCAGCAATTGTTCCCGACCCAGTGTGCTTTCGCAATAGTCATACCATTCATCAGAATCAAAACAACCTGGACTAACACCATTCCATAGTTTGCGTTGAAGTGGATGATCTTTGTTAGTTCTACGAGATTCAATGAAAGCATAACGACAATCTTCATATTCCTTTGTTCCTAACTCAAGCATCTTCTCGCGGAAGTAAACAACCAGTGATATACGCTCAGAACCTTCCTCGCACACAATTGGAGTATTGCCATGCATCACTTCATGGTTGTTGATCAGAAGTAGATCACCTGGACGCACATTGACTGCTATTCTATACTCCGGAGCGATCAAATAACCACCAGTGAACTTACCATCATTGGATAGTACCAATAGGTTTGATAGACCCTCCGTGAAGTCACCCGCATCATAATGAGCAGCAGTTCTGAATGTCTTGTTCACAGTGATAGTTGTAAATGGAGTGCCTGGAACTAAGAACTCTGGATCAATCTTCTTTGCTGCTGCCATTTGATTGGAGTATCTCTTTGGCATCATTTCTTTGAAACCCTTGGCAAGAGATTTCAGAAATGGAAACGACATCTTGAACTTATCAAAATTGTTTCTGGTGTATCCAGTTGCTCTACCGTATGGTATACGTGGATATCGATCAAACCATCCAGCAATGCCTGAATTGACAGGAGAACCATATGTCGTCTCACTTACCATGTCTAGAATTTCTTTCACCGATTTGATTCTATCTTCTTTGCTCATCGGACGAATTGATTTCACCCAATCTGGGAAGGAGAATTCTCCATTGCGGAATCTAGAGATCACCCAAACATTATTTTTACCTTCACCACCGGCACGCTTTTTATCTTCGTCTGTTGGATACTTATTATTGATCACATCAATAATATCCACATCATTAAAAGTGGATGATGTGTAGTTTGGGGCAAGTATGGCAGAGGTCAATTCTTCTTGGTAATTAGTTACCCACTCACGACCTTCACCTGTTGCTATGACACCATCTTTGATACCAGA